GGTTCTTTAGCATCTCCTGCTATTATACTATGTAGAACAAAATTAACATACCCTGGAATGTACAAATTACTTTCCAGTAACTTACCAGAAGTTTGCATACCAATTGTACCATCATCTTTATACTCTGTATGAGCTAATATTACAAGATATGAATCTATAGGTAGTTCTTTAGCTACAATAATTAAGTTCTGTAGTATATCTGCTGCAAACTGATTCCATTTTGCAAAAGCAGCTCCACCATCTTTCATTGCTATAAAAGCAGCACTTGTTGTTCTTGAATTAAAGAAGTGATTTAAATCTTCCAGTACAAAATACTTAAATTCAGCTTTTTTCTCTATTAAAGCCTTTCTAGCTATAGACATATCATCTGTTATAAACATGTTCTTCATGTTTATATAGTTAGTAGTTCCTCCTGGAAACATTAATGCTTTTGGATTAGGTTTAATTATAAAAGTTTGTTCTGGTGGTAAGTTTCTTAGTCCAGTGGTTTTACCAGTACCACTGGGTCCAATATTCATAACTATTTCTGCCATTATACTTCTCCTTGTTTTTGTAGTTTAATGTTTTCCCAAAATGTATTAGAAAATAAATCTGTATTGTTGTCTAAAGATTCACAGAATTCCTCATATACAAATTCTAGTTTCCTAAGTACTTCTTTTTTTATGCTCTCTTTGTCTGAATCTGTATTAACTAACAACTCTTTAGTTATAGCATTTTTAAGACAAGATAGACTGCTCCCATACTGTGATTCAGGAGCTAATTGTAAACTCATATCTATCTGTATAGATATAGCTCTTTTCTTAGGAGCAGTTTTTTCAGTCCACTGTTCTAGTTGTTTTCTTTTATTAAATATTCCCATTTTATCTGATTATTGATACATAAGGTTTTTTAATAAAACTTACTATGTCACCTTCGATAAGATGCCCTGTAAATACTCGCCTAGCTGTTGGTTCATCTATTGCTTCTTGCAGATACAATTCTTTCACTACTTTATCGTCTAAAGTTTTAAGTTCCAGTTTTATTTCAAAGAATAAGTTGTCATCTTCATCATTTAAGTCAAAAACTTCTGTGAAATTTATTACTTTACAAGACATGATCTCAATTTCCTCTCCTTGAAATACATCTGTTACTTTAACTTCTACATCAGTTAAACTTACTGCTTCTACTAGGTATTGTTCATTAACAGGTTTATCACCTGCTCTTCTAATTTTTACGTTTACTAAATACATTTATTCTTCAATTATTTCTAATGTAATATCTTTCTCTTCATATTCTATTGGTCCATACTCTTCTTCCCATTGAGATATAGATTCACCATACCAATCCCAATTGTCTACTCCACCCTGTTCTAATGCATTTAATGTATTAGAATCTGTTTGAAGTTGAGTGTATTTCCTTAAAGGAACTTTTACATATTTTTCCATAATTAATTTCCTTTAGCTATTTCTTCATATATTTTTACTAAATCAGGAGAATCAGGTAATGGTAATAATTTATAATCCATTACTTCTCCTGTAAATCTCATACCAAAGGCTAGATTACTCGTACCATAACTATTTTTTATTATATGAGTACTTCTAAATCTTTGTTTCCCTTCTGGTGATAATAAACCAGAAGTTAAATTATATCCTCTATAGTTTCCTTCTTTATTAAATGAACCATACTTGTAAGGATCAAATGGTGCTATTATTAAATCAGCAGCCTCTACAGGTTCATTTGAATCCTTAAAGTCTCTTGTAGCAGGTTCTAAATTACCACCAGAGAATTTCAACCTTGAAGTATCTATATCCCTATTAAACTGTGATACAGCTATAGGACACATTTGATAATCATCTCTAGCTATAGACAGTATTTCTACTACTTCGTCAATTGCTGCTTTTTTACTAGTGCCTTTTAACTTACTAAGATGATCTACTACAATAAAGAAAAAAGTATTTGAATTCTTTAATACATAAGTTTTACTATTAGGATATATCTCGACTCTTTCACCAGCAAGTTTAACTACCCTATAAGGCAGTATACCCTCTGCTGTTTCTTTTACTAACTTAGGATCAAATTCTCCTTGTTTCTTACCATCTAAAAAGATATTAACATTGTCAGAGGTTACTTTATATAGTAGCCTACTAGCTGCTTTTTCGATGTCATCTCTAATTTTGTTTGGATATTGAGGTCCTTGGTGAATTGTTATATGTGATAACAATGTATTCATCCAAGGCTCATATTCTTTAGCTAGAGCTGTATGTCTATTGTCCAGCTTAATATCTCCTTGACAACCTACAGAGAATATTTCAGAAGAAATCTTTAATCCTTTATCTTGGTATATTTTCCAAGATAGCCACTTAGCTAGTTTAGTTCTTGTAGCTCTCTCCATAGAGTAATATAATACTTCATAGTGATAACTAAATGCTTGCTGCTCTATCCAACTATAAGGTTTTAAAATAAGACTATCATCTGTAAATGCAGTTTTTCCAACACCTGAATCAGACCCTACTAATATAAACCTACCTTTATAAAGATTAAATACATCTCTCATCCTTACATGTGGATTTGGGATATACATTTCCTTACCTTCTTTGATTCTATCCAGATGTGTTAAAAGTGTATTATATATACCCATAGTTTAAGATTACATCATTTTGGTATTTTCCAGTTTAACTTCCTCTTTCAAAGTTTGGTTGAGAAAACCTTTCCACAATCCCATAGACAGAAACTTAGCCATAGGATACTTAGTTGTAGTTTGATTTTTGTAATAAACTTTAATATTTGTTACTAATTTTAGGAAGTCAATATCAGGATTTTCTAGTATCTCCCTTTTAAGTATAGTTTCCGACTCCTTGCTTTTTGTTTTTAACAAATATAAAGTTTCTTTTCCATTTGCCAAAGAAATTTTGCAATTGGTAGGTATCTCACAATCTGTTAAGAAGTAATCATATAACTTGGTAATAGATACACCTTTATACTTGTCTGGAAGATTTATGCATTGTTTATTCTCTTTTAATATTGTAGTTTTATCAAGTAAAACATAGTTATTTTCTTTTACCTTAACTATCTTTTTCTCTTTAATAAAATGTTCAATTACTTCCTCAACTGTCATCTTCTAGGGATTTTAGGTAATCTTCAAATAGACCATATTTTATTTTTAATAGATAGTATAATTTCTTGTTTTGTCATGTCTCTTCCTCCAAAAATAAATCCCATAACTGTAACAGATTTAAATTTCTCTTCTTTAAAGTTATATACTGTCCTTCAAATAAAGGATCTTTTTCTACATTAAGTTCTGTCCAATTAAAAAATGCAAGAGCAACTGTTAATGCCAATTTGTACTCTTCAGTAGGTAGTCTACTATATAATTCTTTTCTGGTCATTTAATTTCCTCTTCAAATGCTTCAAAATCGTGGTAATGGAATAAGTACTTCTCTCCTTCTTCTCTAGCACTATTAAATGAAATTCTTGCATATGCTTGCATAAGTTTATATAAATCTTCTTCTTTTAAAGTTACTACACTTAATCCAAGATTGTGCATTCCATTTATTTCACTGTCTTCATAAAACTTTTTTGCTGTCATCTGTCTCCTTACTTTTTAAATAACCTGCCAGTAATATAGAGTAGTTAGCTAGGTCTTGTAATGTATCAATAACAGACTCACTTTTGACTTGTAACTTATTCCCATTTACAAATCCAGTAATTCTTTTTAATTTATCAGTCATTCTAGTTAGAAATCCTTGTTCTGTAGTACATATACCTAACTTTTCTACTGCTGTGAAGTTACTAAAAGGATCATTATCATTACCTGTATAATCATTGTTTTTCTTTTCAGATAGTGAAATCATACTTTCAGCAAATTCTCTTGCAAACTTAAAATACTCTTCTTTAGTCACATTTTATCCTTTCCAATAAAATTATACTGATTGCTTTTTAAACATTCTACACTTTTTTGTAAAGTAAGAATTTGTTTTTCTAAATACTTAATCTTTCTTAGTTTAAAAGCTTCAATATACTTTTTTAAATTCTTTGGTAGACAAGTATTTCCTGCATAGTTAGCTGATGAATGAAACCCACTATGTATTCCTCCCCACCAACTACTTGTCGATAAAAGTTCAATTAATCTCCCCTTTTCATTAAACCTAAACTCAATATAAGGTTCTTCTACTGTTGTTTTGGGTACTTTTATAATTTGCTTAGGCATACTTTACCCTTAATTTTGAATAATACCATACTAATCAATTTTAAGTTTTGCGTTTAGAATAGAATTTTTACTTACATAATAATTCTCTCCTTGTCTTATATTAGCTTGTTTTAAATACTCATCAGATAAATATTTGATTTTAGCACTTTCAGCACATAGTTCTCTTTGTTTTTGAAGTAGTTCTTCTACATACACTTTTGAATATACTTTTTGTATACTTCCATCTTCTCCAAACATTAATTGATCTTTATAAACTTTTTCAACTTCTTCAGCTAATTGACACATTGCTTCTATAAATAAGGATTTATGTTCAAGACATTCTCCATCCTTATTGTAAGACACGCCTCTTTCTTCAAAAAGAATTATTTCTGTTCTTTCTTTGTATTTACTTTCCATTTGTTAATGATTTAAACTTTTCTACTGTTAACCCTAATTCATATAAATAAGGTTTAATCATAAGATATCCTAAAACTCTACTGTTTATCTTCTTGGGCAATAACAGAGGGGTAGTTAAATACTGTGCTTCTTTACCCTTGCATTTAACTCCTGTACAATATTTTCCTTCCACATCTTTTAAACGTATCCTTAGATTTAATCTCTTACCTCCTTGCTTTGTGTGTGTAAGTACATACAACTTAGAATCTAACATAAATACTGGGTGAGAATCTTTTGGTGTAAAAATACCTTTTCCCAAATATAATGGAACTAGAAATTCTTTTTCAATAGGTTTGAACTTATCTAAATCTATTAAATACATATAAATTATTTTTTATAATCAATTATTACAAATCTGATTTAATGGTTCTAAAATCTATAATATCCATATCATCTGCATCAAAATTTTGAAGCATTGCTTTAGCCCAAGTACATGCTTGAGTAGGAGTTTGTACATAATCTCCTTTTTGTACTTCCTTCATATAATAAGGTAGTAGAATATAAAACTTAGCTATATCATCTACAGCTAACCTTGAAGTTCTTCCTATTCTTTGTACAATAGTTGTATCAGAAGAGTTATAACTTTCTAGTATGCTATTGTTAAGTCCTACTAAATTTTCTCCTCTATCTACTTTTGAACAAACTCCTAGTACCTTTATCTTGCCCTCTTGAAAGTTAGTGAAATTTCTCTCGTTTATTTCTTTACTGTTATTAGTATGATATGTAAGTTTAGATACTTTATCACATTGTTTAGTATATTTACTAAACACCATTACTTTAGCTGCTGGATCTTTTGAGAATATATACTTCTCTAATTTTTCAACAATACCTACAGAAGAAATACAGTTGTACAATATAGTAACTCTGGCTTTAGCTGCTAAATTTCTCATTACTTCTAGTTTATTTAACTCTTTAGTAGAAATGAGTCCAACTGAAGCATCAGATAATCCTTTGTCATATTCAATTGCAGCCTGTCTGTATCGTTTATCAGCATAATTATAAGCAGCATTTTCTGATTGATAAAAGGATTTAGGTATTCCTGTTTTCTTATCTTTATATTTTATCTCTATTCCATAGGGGTTTTTATCTAAATCGAACTTAACTAGTATAATTTTAACATCATTAATGACTTTATCTTTTATACCTTGCTCAGAAGTGTAGTTTACTATAACTGGAAGTAACTTATTGAATTCTTCCATCTTATCCTCTGTACAATAACCAGTTAACCCTATTGAATCTATATTCTTATAATTATAGAATACCTTAGAATATTCAGGTGTACCTAAAGCAAAATCAATTTCGTCATATACTATGAAGCAATTAGATAAGTCCTTCTCTTTCGGTGTCCATTTATATGTAGTTTGATAGTTTACTAATTCTGTTTTAGCTAGTATATTTTCTCTTTTCCACTTAGCAAATTCTTCTTTCCATGTGAAGTCCCTCAATCTATCTGCATTTACTACAATATAAATCTTTTCATAGTCTTGGTGTATCTTATCTAAAATAAGAAATACAATTCTACTCTTACCTGAACCTGTACAAGAGATTACTCCAGCTCTACGTTTCTTTAAAGACAAATACAAATTAGCAAACTCCTGTTGTTTTTTGTTTTTTATTTCATTCACCTTGTGCTTTATTTAGTTCTTTTACACACTCAACTAGTGCTTCAAACATTTCTTGTTTAGACTTTGCAGAAACTAGTACCATGTAACAATTCAGAAATGACTCTGTATTGGGTATGGAAAGACTTATAACTGATTCAGCTAGTTTCTGATATACAGGCATTAATTTATCCCAAGATAAGTTGTATTTATTTCCAAAAGGTAAATTATGCTCTTTACCTGTTAAGAACTTATGTAATATTTTATTACCCTCAATTTCTTCTTCTATAGTCATACCTATTTTGTATTAGTTTTAGTGTAGCCACAGGAGTTACAGTGATAAGTGTAACTCCCATCTTTATTCTTTACTTTTGTTACTTTTCCTTTACACTTTGGATAACGTGGGCAATTCATTTAATCATATTTAAGTAAGAAATCGGGATTAATCACCTTGAATGACAGTAACTTCTGCCCATTTTCAATACAACGTATAACTACACCCTCTCTTGGAATATCTGCTAATACAGATTTACCTCCACTAAATTCAACTAATTCTTGTACTGTTGAACCTAAAGCTGATAATTTAATATTAAATCTTAATTCAGGAACACATTTCAAATTATATTTAGCACAAAAAGCTTTTATTTCTTCAAAGTTATAATGATACTTCTTTTCATGGTCTATAATATTAAACACCCACATAGTAGGTTCTTTAATACCATATTTATTACCTTGAATATTAGTATCACCTTGTTCCCCTTGAATAGTTAGTGTAGAATTTTCTCTAAGTATCCATGCTAAATCATATTTTCTGGCAATCTTCCAGTATAAAGAATTTTTATCATTAGTAGTCATGTTTCTACTACAAACAACAAATTGATATTTAGCAAATATACTTTTTAATAATTTAATTATTTTATTTCTCATAGTATTACTCCTATTATAATTCCAATTATTAGTCCTATTACAAATGTCATCGAAAACATACTTACAGCTATTTTATTCTGTTCTTCAGCAAACCATACTCCTTTTAATTTTACGTGTGGAATAATTGTAATTTTACTTGTTTTATCGGTAAATTCTTGTTGTATAACTTTCTTTTTAAAATAAAGATTTTTCTGATTTTTATAAGAATTTAAACTCATAACTTATTTATTAAATTAAATATTTTTACCCCAAACCAGTTATTAAATCTTGGAACTATCTTACCTGTCCATGTACCCGATTGATAGTCTATCTTTTCAGTTACATATACTTCTTTATCTTTAAATTGTTCTAGTACATGAGGAATGTTTTGAATCCTTTCTTCATTAGTTTTAGATACCCAATAAGGCCAATAGCTTGTATTTTTCTTAGGAAAAAACGACTTTCTGAACCAACTGTATCTATGAAGTCTTCTTAACCATTTATATCTATTATACCATAATTTACTGTTTTCTAGGTTACGTTGATACTGCTTTAGTTCAAATTCCTCTGAAGGAGATAGGTATTTAGTGATTCCTAACAATTCTGTTACATCGTTACCTCTATCTAAAACATTTGATTTACTATTAGAAGGCAGTACATCCCAATTAAGTATTAATCCCTGACTAATTTGACCTTTTAGTTTAATAGTTTTAACCCTAAATTTTCTGTCCCTAAGAAACTCGTATTCTGGTTTGTCTGGCATAACGCTATCTACTTCACAATAAATAACTTTATCGCCAATTTTAAAAGCTCCTTTTTTAACCACACATTCCCAACCTAAACTCTCCATTAAAGCTACTTCTATTTTATCTGCATCTTTAATAGGCTTTAATTCAGATATTTTTTGTATTGTTGCTAATTTTCTTTCCATTTTTTTTATCTAATCTTTTATCCAATAATCGCTTATATTAGCAGTAGCTCTTAATAAGTTGTTCTTTAAGAGTAACTTACCTGCTAATTTCATATAGTGTTCAAGTTTTTCTTTAGCTAATTCAGGATATCCATTTGAGTTTCTAGCATATAGTATTATTTGATCATGATAAGGTAATGCTATTTGAATATGCTCTCTTAAATTATTATTTACTATCCATCTTCTTAATAATACACAAGCTACTTTTAGCAAAGATGCTCCTAGTGCCTGAATAACGAAGTTAGCTCCCGCTCTTCTTACTCCTGCAACCTCTTCAGCATTCTTATATACCCAATTACCATACCAATCCTGTTGTTTAGCTGTTTTCCATTTATCAAAGAATCTTATTCTACCTGTCCCATTTTCATTAATGAAACTATATCCATCTGCACTTTTCTTTGTAACAGAAAAATTACCACATTTAGTTAAAAACTCTTTTATATTACAGAAAGTAGTAAAAAACTTGTTTATTAAACGTGTGGCTTCTTCTTCAGAAATATGATTTCTTGCTGCAAATCCATATGCACTTAAACCATAACTTAAACCAAAATCCAAGTTTTTTGTTTTTATTCTTAATGGCTTATGTCCTTTACAATGACATTTTTGGTAGTTTAGTTCAAATTCACATGTAGGTTCAGTAGCATCCTCCCAAATCTTTTCCCATAGAAGTTTACCTATGGTTGAATGTAAATCCCTATTTTGTTTAATTGCATCTATCCATACAGTTTCTTTTGCTAGTGTAGCTAAGATTGTTAATTCTTGTTGGTCCCAGTCGGCATCTACAATTTTAAAACCTTCTGGTGCTATAAAACAACTCCTATAGTCCTGATTTCTAGGTAGTTGCAGAACGTTGGGTTCACGAGCCGATAACCTTCCGGTGGCAAGTACTGTATTAAATGAGGTTCTAATCCTTCCATCTTGCTGTACATGTTTCAAATAGTCTAATCCAAATTTAGTTACAAGTGCTGAAGAATCTTGATACTCTTCATATATCTTAAATAAAGGATGTGTTAGTAAATTATTCTCTACTGTTAAAGCATTTGTAGAATCTATTTTAGGATTGAGGTGTTGAAACAAGATTAGCTTCTGTTGTGGACTTGCCCAATTTAAAGATAGTTGATTTGCAGGTATAACATACCCATGATTCAGCATAAACTCAGAAAAGTTAACATAAAAAAACTTATTCAACTGTTCTTGATAACCTTCATTACTGTTTATCAGTATCTTTAGTACTAAATACTCTGGATGAGAAGATTGAATATTTGTAGGATATTCATGATTTTCCCATCGTTTACCACTTAGATAACTTTTAGTAATAGTTACTTTTTTAGGTGAGCAAAATGGACCCTCTCCACTTTTAGGTAAAACACTCTCAAATTTTTCAATAATTTCATCTTTAAGTTCTAAAGGGAAATCAGGGTCATTGTCTCTAAGATACTCTTTTAATCCTAACTTAGTTACGGATTCAATATTAGGAAATACTAGTTGTAATATCTCTTTTTTCTTCTGGCTACTACCCCAAACAGATTCAAATCTATCCTTATCACTTAACCAACCTTGTTCTATAGCAAACCCTTTAAACTCCTCTACTACAATAGTATCTAATTTCTTCTTAGCTTCTTGCATTAAAGGTAAAGATTTCTCATAGCATTTTACCCATTTATTAGTATCTATTAGAAATCCTTGTTGTTCCATATCTCCTACAACAAAAGAAAATTCATTCTCCCACCAATTAGTTTTTACTAAGCCTTTATGGTGATGTTGCGGAAAAGACTTGTCAAATTGTTTCATTTCATCTAGCTGTATTTCTCTTAGATGAACAGATTTGGCTACATCCATTCCAGCATATTCAATCTTTTCCTTTGTCATTATATCATCACCAAAGGTCATTTGATACTCTTTGTTTAAACTTATACCAAATCTTCTAAATATAGTAGATTCTAAGTCAAACATTCCTTGTTCAGCTCCTTTACCAGTGTTTAGAATCTGTTCTGCACGATATGTACAGAATACATTCTTTAATACAACTCCATATTTTAATAAAGTAGAATACTCAAATGTAACGCTATGAATTATGAGTTTTCTATGTGGCTCATTTAACTTAGAAAATAGAAGTACTCTTTGATTTTCATCTAACCACGAGTACTGAATAACATATACTTCTTCTCGATTTGAAAATTGCAAAGTCCTTAACTCTCTATCTAAGATAGAAGGAACGACATTGGTTTCAATGTCGAATCCTACTATTTTTTGATTATCTAGCCAAGTTATGAACTTTATAAAGTCTAAATCATAAGAAGGATTGTATCCATGTACTTCTTCTCCTATGTAATTTAGTTTCATTCTCCAAGTTCAAATGGAATCTCTATTTGTGTTGCTTCTGGTGTTTTAGCTTGTTCTTCTAACAGATTGATAGGTAAACAAGGGTATAAATCAATATCTTCTCTGGTTACATAAGACAGATCTCCTTTTTTCTTGCCTTTTACAATTACTCTTGGAATATAATGTTTACCGTTATATCCCTTTACTTTAGCTTCTCTAACTATTTTGAATTCAACTTCTTTTGTTTCTTCCCAGTTGATCCCATATAGCTCAGTTACTAACTGTAGAAAAGTACTTTTAATAAAAGCTACTTTACCTGCTTGTTCTTGTAATTGGATACTAGCTGCTGGGGATTTAAATGGTACAATACCTACAAACATTGCTGGTCTACCGTTATTATTACCAAACTTCATTAATCTTCCATCAGCTATATCCAGGTATTTTAAATGTGGTCCACCTAATACTTTTGCATCTAATTCATTTACAAATGCATCTGAATAAACTAATGTACCATTTTTCAATACTTTAAAATCACCCTTGGATACAGTTTTATCATATCCTTTAGGTTGTTTTACTTTTGTACTATCTGGTTTAACTACAGATAGGTTTAACAGTTCTTTAAAATCTAATACCATGTTTAATTATATTAAAGTTATTTATTATTATTTATAAGCAAGAAAGAAAAAAAATATAAAAGGCTTTTGTACCTCTTATATTTTTAATTAATTATTTATTTGGAACTTGTATAGCAGGTTCAACTATTTTTGCATTTTCTAACTTTTGTAAAGGAGTAAAATGATAGTAAATACTTAATTTACACCAAAAAGTTAGAAAACTAACGATACTGCTTATTTGTTTTGAGTTATGTGTTTTACCCATCCAAACAGGAGATGTAATACACAGACTAGGTAGTATTGTAAATACTTTTAATCCAAGTGTATTGTCTCTTAGTTCATTACTACTATAAGAATGTACCTTAAATGTGTTCCAATAGTATTCAAAATCTATTACATATTTTATTTTTCTATTCCTATAAAGTCTCATTTTATTTCTTTGTTTTCTTCATGTCTTCTTCAGCCTGTTTTTTAGCTAACCTAGCTGTCAAACCATTGAAAGGTTTTCCAGGTTTTTTGCTGTGTTTAGCTTTGTTACTTCTAACAATTTTAGCTACATCTTCTAATTTAAACCAAGTCATACTATTTAATTTAAACTGTTAATATCTAGGAAAACTTCTGTGAACTTATAGTGTTTATACCTCTTCCTAAGAACAGGTAGAACATCTTTTTCTCTCATTTTTGAAGCTAATATTCCATAATTAGCTTTTAGACTTTCAATTTGTTCTGTTGTAAGTAATCCATCTTTTCTATGTCGATTATTAAATCTTTTAACAACAGGTGGATCTATAATAAATCCTTGTTCAATTAAATAATTTCTTTTGCTTTCCATACTTTTGTATTTATTTCAATTTTAATTATTGATTTATTTATCTTTTCTTCTAGTACTGCTTCTCCCATATTAAATCCCATAGGATTCTTATAAGAAGTATCATATGGAAGATATGGTACTTCTATTAGACTGTTTTCCATTAGAGTAGATTTTAATGATTTAAAGTTAAAGCTTTTCTTATTTCTTCTTCTCCTAAAATTTCTAAAGCTTGTTCTGCTAGTAACCTAGTTTTAAAATACACACAACTATACATAACAGAGTTATGTTTCATTATATTTAAATAAGATTTATCAGATTTAGCATCTTCAAATATTATTCCTATAAACCATTTAGTTTCATATCTAACTTTTTTAGGAAACCAATCACCATTTAAATATTTAGCTGCATTACATAATTTGTTAAGTACTAGTATTGATTCAAGTTGCTCTTTAGTGATAGAGTTATTCTCATCTGCAACAACACTAGAGTGTAATCCACACTCTTCTTTTTCTATTCCGCCATATAGTGATATCCAGTAGGATACTTTATTTTTAAATAGTCTTGTACTAACATCTTTATATGTTAATACCTTTTCTATTTGTTTAAATTGTACAATTCCTTTAGATAGATCAGATTTTTCCATATCTATCTTATACCCTTCAGGTACTTGAATTTTTATTTCTTTTGTTTCCATTATTTTATTAAAGTTAAACTATGTTTTAATCCTTCATTTAATGCTAATTCATAAGTTTCATAATGAGATATATTTCCAATTCTTTCCCAAATTCCTTTATCATTATTGAAATCCCATTTATAAATCTCATAATTATACATTCCTGATGGGGAATGGGTAACAAGAACTTTAATTTTATGAACTTCCCTTAAGTATTTTTGAATTTCACAATTAATAAAGTAATTATCTATTCTCGAAGCATCAATATTACTTGAGAATCCTTTTTCTTTAGCTAAAACCAATGTTGTCTTATCAATTAATTTTTCTTCCATAATTAAATAAAATAAGGTATAAAGTCTCCTTGTGTACACCCTGGTACAGGAATCATATTATCTCCTTTGATATCTATCCCTTGTAATTGAGATACGTACTTATACCAAGTTTTTCTGTACTTTTCTTCTATTTTATCTATTTCTACAAGTAAATGAAATCCTCCCCTAGTTTTAAGAAAATTACATGCTTCTTTATTTATGTGCCCTAATAAATGAAACTTGATAAAATCTATCTCAACTCCATCAAAGTCTAAGTCAAAGTATACAGTCCTGCTTTTAGCTTTTTGTATTTCTGACATAACTTCAGCATGTGGATTCCACCCGCCATAAGGTTTAGTAATTAATTCAGCAAAATGTTTTAAAGATTGTTTTGCTGCTTTCTCTACATCTCTTGGATTTGGATTAATATATAATGCTAAAGATTGTTGTGGAGCAACTACACCTTTTACAGTATAATTTCCTATTTCACATTCTAATTGTCTTATCTTCTGAATTAAGTAATCCTTCTTAGAAGTAAATCGTTTCATCTGTCCCTTATCAGAAGCTATATGTACTAAATCCTGACAATACTTCTTTCTAGCAAATAGACATACATAGAATACTTCATTACTTTTTAATTCAGGAAGCCAGTCTATAAACTCTTTAAGTTTAGACTCATCCATTATTATTTTGTAATTCATTTAATAAAAATTTTATCTTATTTATAGTATTGTATTATTTATTACTTGTTTTGTAGATACAACAAAGTTGTTTTGTTGTCTTTCAACTATAGCAAATCCATGACTCCATTCGTTATTTGGAGCATATTCAGGGTGAAGTTCACACATTGACCCAATAGCCCAACAACTTATATAGCTTTTATCTAAAGTTGAGGAACTATGTTTACTGTCTGTATGAAAGTGATTTACAAGTGTGTTTTCTTTTGTTTTTAGGAATACTCCTCTGGCAGCATTAACTGGTGGTATAATTGATCCTTTCAGTTCGTGCCCATGAAGTATATTTAACTTTTCAAACTTGATTGTTCTTTTATCTTTGATAAGTGTTATATCTTTCTCTTCTAATTCTAAAAGACTATTTAGTGTGAATTCTTTTGTTCCTATCAACTCGGGAGCTTTCACCCTCAGGTAATTCTCTAATCTTTCTTCATGATTCCCTTGTTTATAGAAAATTTTCACACTAAATATTTCTTTAAGTTTATTTAAGAACTGTTTCACCAACTCTAATTCTTCGGTAAAATGTCTATTTCTAGGATCTTTTACAAATACAGATAAGCCATAAAAATCTATAATATCTCCATTCAACAAAATAGAGTCTACCTTTTGTTTTAAAGCATACTCTATCATATAAGATAGTGAATCTACATTATGATAAGGGATATGTGCATCCCCAAATACCAATAGCTTTTTATAAACTTCAGGTATTATAAAAGGTTCAAACTCCTTTTCATCAGATTCGGGCAGTTTAAATGGATTGTAGGGTGCTTGCAAATCCCTTAGAAATCTACGGTCTACAAGTTTATTTAGATGGTTCTTTCCTTGTGCTCCTCTATAGTACCTGAGAGAGGTTCTCACACGTTCTATAGAAGTAAATACTTTTGGATTTTCGAGGTAAATTAGACGGGCTAGTGTTAGTGTTGGTAGGTCTGGATATTGTTCTAAATAAGGAACAATAACCTGTTTCTTAATACTTTCTGTTTTCATACTATATTATACGTTTTGGTTATAAAAATAACCATTTTTTAAGTAACTAACAATTAATTACTTAAAATAACTTTACTTATAAAATAAATACACTTGAAATTTTTTATCTGGATGAGTCATAGATAAAAGTTTTCTAATATCCAAATCTATTCTGGGTAAATTTGGTCTTTTTCTTACTATTAAATTATTTTTATTTATTTTTCCTATACCCATTCTGTAACTCATATGAGCTACAGCTATCAACTTATTACCTCTTAACTCTGGATAATTTATTCTAACAATTCTAATATGATTGTTAAAGCTAATTCTCAGTATCTTATCTGCTTGTTCTTTAGTTACTGGCGATTCTATAGTTCCTCTATAGAACACTTTCCGTTGCCCATAACCAATACACTCGTATCCTTTATCATTATACCAAATAGCACTAAACCCTTCATTCTTCTTTAATGTATCTATAACATTATTATAACTTACATCATAACTACTTTCTGCTTTAGTATGTAGTATTTTTGAAGCTACTGGTACTTCTGAACTAAATAATGAAAGAAAAGTACTTAATAAAATTAGTAACATACTCTGTTTTTAGTTAATAAAAAGAGTGGAAGGCTAACCACTCAAAAAGATGAAAACACAATCTAATCAATCAACTTAACCTCTTGCCTTTTTATTACCAAAAAATTATAATAAGTCCCTTTTATAGTCTAGGATTGCAGTCCCACTATGAGGCTAGTCTTATTTCAAAACCATGTACTTGCCTAAGCATGATTCATAAGTCAACATTACGTTTTGACGGTTCGTTTTAACTTATTATAATTGTGGATACATCGGGACTTGAACCCAATCTTCTGAATGCAAATCAGATGTTCTAGCCAATTGAACTAATGACCCAAATTTAGGAGAACTTTCGCTTCTCCCATTCTCGTCTCTAAGCAACCATTCTCATAGATTGCTTTTCAAGTTTAATTACAGTTGTGCCATTTACATAGCTAATAAGCTCTCCATTATTCTTACTCCTTCGCTGTCAAAACCTTACATCCCCATATAAAAATAAAATAAAAAAAATAAAAAGCAATCTTAGGTGTACATAGTTGTCCATTTGCAACAATATGCCAGTCTGTACACTTTATTAAGTTGCATATCTATAACCTAGATTGCTTATCAATTGGCGAATTGATATAGATTATCTCTAATATCAAATATTTATGGGCAAAAGGAATGATTTTCAGTCCTTCCCCTACAGTTATCTTAGTAGCTCCTTCCTATTATGTTTATTAGAGATTGTGGAGATGCGCAGACTCGAACTGCGGTCCAAACAAACTTTTAAAATAACATCAATGAACCTATTGTTGTCCCTAAGAGGCTCGAACTCCTACTCTCAGGTTCAAAACCTGATATGCTCACCATTACATAAAAGGACAATATCGTAGCAAGTAAGAGAATCGAACTCTTATAACCAGATTGAAGATCTGGTGTCCTAGCCGTTAGACTAACTTGCCATTAGGTGTTAGATGGGAATCGAACCCATGTAACCTTGATTCACAGTCAAGTGTAGAATACCAACATCTACAACTAACACAGTCGAGAAGGCAAGATTTGAACTTGCGTGTTTCTGCTTCCAAAGCAGACCAGATAAACCAGACTCCTGTACTTCTCGTTGAACTTATTGAGCTTTCTATTGGATTTGAACCACTTATCCTGATTACAAATCAGACGCTTTGCCAGTTAAGCTATAGAAAGCTTGCGAGGTACAGTTATTTTTACAGAAAACTGCCACCCCAAAGAAAAACTGTTTGAAAAGACTTGACTAGATCTTTTCTCGATAAACTAATTTCTTTTATAGCAAAGAAAGTTTTACTGTCTCCAGTTAACAAACTGATTTATTTCTTGTAGGGAACGAGGTAATCACACCTGCTCAACTCCTAACATGACCTCTTTTACATTGTAGGTCATAAATGTCCTATGTTTATACTGTAATAGAAATCCCAGGTTCGTCAATATCGTTTATTTAAAATTACAAATATAATAAATTTTATTTATAGTATTAAATAACTATAAGTTCTACTTATAGTCTAATAAACTTATAAAAAACTAAACAAATCACCAGGACAAATAGGCTGATGAAAGGGTATTTATCAAACCACTAACAGCCTTGGACAAGGATTTATATCCATCTTCTTGGGTTAAATTTTCCCTCAATCTAATAATAGATGGATTTGTCTAGTTATAGAAAAACAAACTTCTATATTAAACCTCTTTAAGATTATCCTCAAGGATTAATTCCATTAGTCTCATTTCAGAGTGGGAGAGGACATAAGCAATTTTACTTAATCAATAGAAGTTTGTTATAAAGTGAGAGAGGACCTAAACTCTCTGTAAATTTATTTTTGAAACATTATTAACAAAATACATAATTTCGTTATCTTGGTCCTTTTAAAAATCTTATAATGTGTTCTCTTTTATAGGTATATATCTATTACTCAACCACAATGATTTAAGTTCTGTATATACATCAATTACATCTAAATCGTGTATATTACAGAATATTTGGTTAATAATACCTAAGTTGTATCCAAAGTAATGTATTACATTTTCAATTCCTTCAAACTCATCTCTAGCTTTTTGAGAAGTATTTACATTCCATACAACAGTAACACCATTCCAACCATAATGAGCCATAGTGTTTTGAAACTCAGCCATACTAGCAACTGCTGTATGTCTATTGTTCAAATCTCCATCACTCACAACAACGATTACAGGATATTGCTGTAACTGTTCCATTCTATATTGTTTTAACTCTGGTTCAGATTCAATCCATTGTGCAAATCTTTGAGCAACTGAATCAAAATTTGTAGAACCCTCATTAGCATTAATAAATTTGCTGATATTGTTAAAATTAAACTGAAAATCTTTTGTTCTATCAATTAGTCTATCTACAATTGTAGTATAACCTGAACTAACAAACCTATTCTTTCTAACATCCACCTTAGTATTGTCTGTAATTATCTTACAATCACTACCAAAAGTAATAAGAATATTATCTAAATCTTCTGAAGGATTCTTTAATAAAGCTACAGTAGTTAGTAATCTAGCTATTTGAGTAGGTAAGCCACTCATGCTACCAGAATTGTCTGCTATAACCATAATAGGTACTTCAAATTTAATTTTAGCTAAAATAGAATGTAATAAAGTTATGTCTCCCTGATTATTTAACAATTTATTAATTTCATCAAATAAAGAACTAGCACCAACATTAACTTTAGCTTCTCTCTTTACTTTCTCTAATTTAACTTTAGTTTCTTCTGATATATCTCCTTGTCTTACTTTCTCTACTAGTTCTCTTTCTTCTGACTGTTTAGTTTCTTTAAACTTTTCCCATTCTTTAAAAGAAGTAGCTAAGTCTATACCAGTATTACTAACCCATTTACCTTTAGAATTACCATCTTTATCCATCAATCTTCTTTGAATACGATATCTAGCACCTGATGGACAACTGTTTAGTAAATTAAAGAACTGTTCTTTATCTAAGTTACAGATTTGTTTAGTAGAAAATAATACACTTTCTATTGATTGATTATATTGTTTCTTCCACTCAATTAAACCTTTAAATTGCTTGTTATTAGGATGTTCAATTACTTCCCAACCAACAATCCTAGATAGCCTACTTAATAAATCACTTTTATACAACATTAAACGTTTAGTTTCTTGTTGTAAGTCTCTTTGACCTTCTTTAACTTTCTCTCTATTTACCTTTTGACGTTTACTGAATCTAGGTATAACTAACCATTTAGCTAACATCATTTGATCAATAGCAGATCCTTTAAGTACAACACCAGCTAAAAACTCAGCTACTTTATCTAAATTATGTTCAGTTAAAGCAGAATAAGTTTGTGTATCTAATATATTAATACTCTTTTTACCTTTTAATGTTCTAATCTGACAAGCCAGTATAACAAAGAAAGATACAAACTCATTTATAATCCTGGCAAACATAAATTTGTAGTACTGAGTAGGGTTATTTCTACGTAACCAACTCATAATCCACATAAACTGTGGTCTGGCAGCATTACCCCCATTGTCTACTTTTTGTTTACCGAAGATATTATGTTGCCTATTAGTTATTTCACCAATAGAAAAACATATAATAAAGAAACCTTCTCTAAGTTCTTTATTATCTTTAGCTTCTTTCCAAGCAGAATCTAACATAGAATCCATACTTGATTTACTTGAACAAGTTTTACCTTGATTCAATAATTGTTTCATAGCTGATTTTCCATAGAAAGGATTCTCAGCAACTTTTGATTGCATTTTTACTTGTAACATAAAATCCAAATTTAGTATATAATTAATTGTAAGTAAAAAGGAAGGAGTATGGGACTCGAACCCATGACCACGAGAACCAAAATCTATTAGAATAGATTGTAAATAACTAATTGTTACTTCTATACGTGCTCTAACCAACTGAGCTAACTCCTTCATAAAAATTCATTGATAATCTTTTGTTTGTATTACACCAAACTTACTAAAATATCTTAATGGTCTCCATTTATGATTATTAACATAAAATCCCCATTTATGGTAAGGTCTACTACATAATATAATAGTCCAAGCACCTTGTTTGGGTATATCTAAGTAATGTTTATCTGTAGCTTTCATATATCTTGGTACAAACAATTTTGTTTTAAACTTTCCATTAGGTGTTACATTATAATAATATCCTTTTATTACTATTGATATTAAATCACAACTATGATCATGAAAGTATCTTTTATCGTCTGATTTAATCCAATGATGTATTCTTATAGAGTATCCAAAAAATATAATAGTCCATCTATACAAATAGGGACATTCCTGTAAACCTAATTTCTCTTTCCATCTTATTTGAAATAGTTTGAATTTCCTCATAATAATAAATTAAAGTCAGGATGGATTGGATTTGGACCAACGACCTTCTATATGTTTCAATAGACGCTCTACCCCTGAGCTACACCCCGAAAAGAAAAGACACTTTAATTTTAGCACGTCTACCAATTCCGTCATATCAGCAAGCTGATAGAAGGACTCGAACCTTCACGTCCATAAGGACACCGATTTCTGAGATCGATTGTAAAATTATTTTAAGTGTCTTATTTGATTTAATAAGTTTTCTCTTGTATTAAATAGCGGTCTGTGTAGGAATCGAACCTACGTCTCGGCTGTGACAGAGCTTTGTATAAAGATATTGTAAGTAAATAAAAATCTACTTATTACTTTACGTATTCTAACCACTAAACTAACAGACCATAAAAGAAACTCACTTATATTTCCGACTTAAAATGTTGGTGCTGTAAACAGCTTAAATATATTGTAAGTGAGTTAAAAATTTAGAGATACTTATGCTTAACATGTAGGATTTGAACCCACGACCTAAAAATCCTGAGTTTTTCGCACTACCAACTGTGCAAATGTTACATTGTTAAGTTATTGTAAGTATCTCAAAGTGGGACAAGAAGGAATCAAACCTTCGACCCTTGCATTAAAAGTGCAATGCTCTAAATCAACTGAGCTATTATCCCATTAAATTTAAAGACACTTATTTTTTGATCAATTACAAGTTGATTGCCTAACCACTCGGCTAAAGTCCCATAAATGAGTCCTATTGGAATCGAACCAATGTTATATATTGATTGTAAGTGTCTTTTAGTTTTTGTAAAAATAGACTTATTTCTCTAATTCTTCTATTTGTTTTTCCATTTCAGCTATTCTTTCAGCAGGAGTTTTAACTTCTTCCTTCATTGCCTTTAGTTCAGCTCTAGCCTCAGCTAATTTACTAGCTTTCTTTCCCACTTCTGCTTGATACATTTTATAGCCTAATACTAAATCTACAAACTCATACCATTTGGATAATTTTTCTACCTTCTTTGTAGCTGTATTAGTTTCTAGCCATTTATTCCTGCCTTTCTTTTGAACTATCTCAATTTCTTTCTCTAAATTGTTATAGAGAAATTCCAAAGTGTCTAACTGCAATAAATGTAATACATCCCATACAGTATATGTATTAGCACCAAATTTACCCGATAGTACTTCTTTAGTAAATCCTAATTCAACAAACAAAACTTTAAGTCTTGTTTCATTTTCAGTTGTAAAATTAATTTTTGCCATCAATATACTTGTTTTATAATATTAACTTCTCTTGCTACTTCTTTTGCTACTTCAACAAAAGCTGCAATATCACACGATTCCATTTCAACTGTAGTAAATAGCTTATCCTTAGCTAATCTACCTTCAGCTATCATTCTACCTTTCTTTCGGATAAAATGATCTTTGTTACTACAACGAGCAACAGCTACTTTTAACATTCCTGCTGAATGTTCTGCAACAACAGTGATTCTGGGTTTCCCTTCTTCTGTGTTTGAATAAAATCTAAAAACCATTTTTTTTTGTTTATTTAATTAGAGGATGGTTGAGTTACGACATCAACAATTCTTTATCAATGATAAAGTACTTTACATTAAGTTACATCCTTACTTCCTAATACCTGAATATAATTTGTCATTACTTCTTCAGGTACTTTTCTTATTTCTAATCCAAGTAAATTAGAATCTACTGTATATATTATAGAATCTGATTTCTTGTCGTAATAACCTATAGCATCTTTATTTAATACTGTAGCAGTTAGCAATGTCTGTTCTGCATCTGGTAAAGGGTATATCTGTGATTTAACTTCTTCCTCTACTAAATAGAAAAAGTAAGTATCTTTTAAATATTGCCATTTACCTGTAATAAATGATACTATAGGTCGTTTGTGTTTAACTATAATCATTTTGTCATATATAAATACTCCATGATATTATGGAATAAGTTCTCTAGTATTAGAGCAATCAGTAAGAAAGCAAGAAACAATAGCCACTCCTTCTTAGTCTTGTTCTTTAACTGCTTCCACATCTTGTTTAAATTTATTAAACCAGTAGTTCTTAGCTGCATTTGAATACATCCCTTCAACAAAAGCTTCTATAATTTCTGAGGTTGATATATCTATTAAAATACCTTCAGATTTTACCAAATCCAAAGCCCTCAATTTTGTACTTTCTACAAGTTGTTGTTCTTCTATTGCTATTTCTTTAAATTTCCCCATCTTGGTGATTTGTCAGTATTTTCATTTTTAACAAATAAAATTACTATTATCAATAATAGTATTACTGTAGATACATCCATCCTAATTGCTTATATATATCCCTATACCAATTCCCATAATTATCCCGATAAGTACAAATAGTGTTAGTTCCATTGTTTCTAAACATGTACTTGTACTTGTTGCTACTTCTGCTTGCAAATAAACCTTTGCTTTTTCATTAAAGAAGTAGATTTTATTCTCATTGAAAGATACAATTACTGTATCCTTTGGAAATTCCTGCATTTGTATAGTTGTAAATTCTTCCTTATTTGGTACACTATTCTCTACAGTAATAGGTTCACAACTTAAACATAATACACTGATAACTAATGTAATTAAAAAATATTTCATATTATTTGTATTTGTTATTCTTCTATTTTAGTTACTTTTCCACTTCCAGGAAAGTCTTTTGGATTTAACTTAGCATTCTTCTTATTTATTAAGCTGAATACAGCTCTCAAAGAAAAGAACACTAACTTTGGTGCAACATCGTGTGGTTGCTTTATCTTTTTACTATCTTCCATTTAATATAGTCCTTTCATTAAAAATACTGGCCAAATAGCAATTAGAAATAAGAAATCAATACTAAATACATTTGGTGTATTCATTTGATTTCTAATTGATAATGCTACTACAAAACCTGTAGTAGCATAAATAATTAGTATAGTCCACATTTTATTTTAAATTTTAATTAATAAAAAAAAGTGAACTAACCCCCATTAGTTCACTTATATATAGATCTGGGTTTGGTAATTTCACATACCTTACTGGGACCTACTGTATCTTCTCAATTTTATACCCTATCATTTCTACAGAAATCAAAGATAATAGATAGTTATAACTACCTGTTACTTCTTTATTGTTAATTGTAGTTTTCCACATAATCTTTTAGAGTTATTACTTTTATATTCCTAGTTTCAAGCTCTGTTAAAAACCAATCTAGTCCTTCAACAGCTCTGTTAGATAAATGAAATAATACTATAGGAATTTTTAACTCATTGTTATCCAATTTAGTTGTATAATAAGCTTTTACTTCTTCTAGTGATATATCATTACTCCAATCTTCTACATTCCAATCCCATCCTATTACATTATAACCAAGGGATTGTAAATATGTAGTTTGTTTATCACTTATAGCTCCATAAGGTGCTCTAAAATAGTGTGTATTCACACCATACTTCTTTAGTATAGATTGGGTTGTACTAACTTCTTCCATTAAGTCAGGTGCATCACTTCTCTTAAAGTTAGGATGAGAGTAACTATGATTAGCTACTAAATGTCCTTCTTTTAACATTCTGAGCATTATATTAGGTACATTATTTATTTCTGAACCAATACAGAAAAACGTAGCCTTAACATTATGCTTCTTTAACACATCTAATATTGCTTCTGTATTCTGTATAGGAGCATCATCAATAGTTACTACTACTGATGTTGGTTGTACATTTTCTTTAGTACAGCTAGTTAGTATACCTAATAATACAGCCCATAAAAATATGGCTATTATTGCTATAATCTTTTTCATCTTTACAATTAATAAGATTTATTTACACTTTTCATATGTATTGTGGTAAAACCACAATAATTTACAAGAAAGTCTACTTTACCCCAGGACTTGTTTCCCATTTCTTTTGCTTTTTCTAAGTCTATAACTGGTATACCTAACTCAGTTACACCTATTTTGCAGCCTTTTTTAGTTAAGGCTCTAATCACTTCATCCACATTGTGTTTACGTGCCATAATATTAAAATTTAGTTTGAACACTTCTTGAGCTTAAACGTATCACAAAGATACACCAAAGATTATTAATCTTTTGCACTAAATTTAAAAAGCTAAACTCCAGTTAGATTAACGTATGAGCAGTCGTTACCTTAATTATTCCATGTTTGTTTTATGTCTATAAAACTTTTGACTCTTATGGAAGCTGGTTTATTTAGCTTATATTATTACATTTCTTGTTTTAATCCCTGTCTTTCTAAGAATCTTTGTTTTCTTATTTTAGATAACTGTTTATTTAATAGAACTCTTTTTGTCTTGTTCTTAATATTGTACTTATCTTTTCTTCTAATAGTAGAAATTTGTTCGCTACGTTTACCTAATTTAGTAGACTTTGGAAAAGCCATTTGTCTTGTTATATCTTTTCCCCAATTGATATTGTCTAAACATTCTTGTATAACATTACCATCTTTATCAACACCTTTGTTGATTAAAGTCCCATTGCATATTTCAAAATGAGCTTTAGTAGATTTTAAACCCTCATGTCTCCATTCTTTACCTTTGTATTCTGCTTTATTTTCCATTTATTTTATCTTTTATTTTATTATTTAGTCTTTTCTTTAAAAACCATGCTATTAACTGTTCTTTAGAACTTTGAGCATGTTTTATTATGTAATCACATACCTTTATATTATACTGTATATGTTTTAATTGTTTTGTATCCATATGCAAATTTATTAAAAACTATCTATTAAATAATAATATATCTAATAGATAGTTATACGTTTAACAAAGTATAGCTAATGCAATAATTACTATTACAATAACTAGTATACCTGCTCCAAAACGTTCTGCTGCTCTTAAATTCTTGATTCCCATATTACTTAATTTAATTAGATTACACTTATCCATATAGCAATACCTATTGCTAATATTAACAAAATTATTACAAAAGGTTCTTCTAATAAAGTTTCCTTTACTGCTTCTTTTATTATTTGGTTTTTCTTTTTCATATTTAGTTTAATTAATATTTTCCTACTGTATCAATAAGTAGGACTGCACAATCAACTTTAATATCACCAGATCTCTTTTTACCTTCAGTATCTCTACTTTGGATTATCACATTTCTAAATTACTTTCTATCAGGTAATTTCCTGTGACCAGGTATGATCTATTAAAGTTGTACTACATATACTTTCGTATACGAAGGCTAAAGAGTAGAGGTTAACTTCATAGTAATTTGTTTAATTATCTTACAGTAATACTATTAGAATACTTATACTTCTAATCTTACTACATATGTTAATAATTAATTCCTCATTTAATACTAACTAGTTAGCTGCCAATACAAACAGATAAAGGTAAGCTCTGTTTCTACATCTAATGTAGTGAGTTCTATTTCTATAACCTTGTTTGTATTATATTGTTATCTTGTCAATTATAGTATGCTACTTAGAGCCTTAATTGATTTAGGTACTTTATTTCTTTTTGTTATTTTCAAACCAATCTTCAAAATCTATTATACCTTCTGTAGTATAATCAAACCATTCTATAAATATATTGTAAACTTCTTCTTCAGTATACACTACTTTAGACTCCTTTTCTTTTTGATAGTTTGCTCCCTTTATAAATAGTTTTCTAGCATCTTTCAGTGTAGTTATTACTCCTTTTAAGTAAGGAATAGCTTCTTTTGCTGCTTCTTCTATTGTTTTCATATATTTAATTTTTTAAGTTAAAAAGAATTCCCCTATCCACAATGCTAAAATGGAGTACTACTTATAGCGATATATACTTTCAGCAAGTCCTGTATGGATTCAGACCATCTCAGCGCAACTATTCATTATACCTTACCCCAGATAATTCCTGTTAGCTCAGGATTGTAATAAAGGAGTTTTCACCTCCAGGTCTTTCACCACACTTTTTTATCAGCCTTAACAGCATTTATTACTGTCTGTATTCAGTAGGAGAATTCTTATGTTTTAAAGATATTGTAGCAACAGGATTTGATACCTGTAATCTCTTACCGACCGCCGTGGAGAGCTTGTGTAATCATCTAAGTGGGTCTTCTTTCAATTGCTCCAATGTGTATCATTCCACCATACTACAATATCTTGTTATAAATAAAGTATGTAAGATTTACTCTTCTAATTGTATATGATTGCATGCAATCAAGTCTTCATTAATCAATTAGTTTTCAAATGTCTTAATTACTCATATAAATTTAATATAATAGTAACTACTCACAGTACTTTATTGTGATGTTTGTTTTGGTTCTTTATATTGTTTATCTATTCTAGGAATAGATTTTTCTTCTTTACTATTTAGATATTTCTCTAAACATTTATTACACATGTGAGAGTCCATATCTTTAGTTGTTAAAGGTTGTAGACATATGCAACAACAACAGTATTTGTTTCTTCCTTTCATATATTTATTTATTAATGTTTACTTAATGAGTGAAATTGGTGAGCTGCGGTCATGATTCGCTATTTAACTAAAATACACATATTTCTATCCTCTTAGCACTCCCAATTTACTTACTATTGTGAAGTTATTACGACTCGAACGTGAATCTATCTATTACTTAGATCAATAAACTACTTTTCTTTGTTAATTAGACAAATACTTTTTCATTTACCATAAGTTTGTTTCAAACTATCAAAGGCTAATTATTTCCTTAATAAGTCGTCATTTTCAAGAGCTTCCGATGCTTCCATTACACCATAACTTCAATTTACTATTAAATGTTTTAATACAGTAACACTCACTCTTCCAACTAAATGGATTTAATCTATCACCAAGTTCTTATGTTTATGGTGTGAGTTTTAGGATACTTTCAACTCTATTTATTAAATAAAAAAAAATCTCTCTGTACCTGGCAAGTATTAATTAATAAGTAGTTGTCTAAGTAAGGTCTGTTATACTATCATTGACTTTCCTTAACAATTAACTTAATCCACAAACTGATTTGCCAAATCATATCTAATCAAATTGTTTGGATTTACATCTATAGCTTTACGCATATACATACTAGTTGATTAAATACTGAATGCTTCATAAGCAGAAAGATTTTACATTTAAAGTATTGGATTACCTTAGAATGTTGTCCTTGATTCATTTCTAAACCATAAGGCTTTTACGTTTAAAGAATAGATTTTCCCCTATTATCGTAATTCATAGCTTAAATTTCTTTAAGTCCTTAGATTTCGGTCACATATCCACTATTCTTCCAATACTATATTTTAAAAAGATTTGATATGTTTTGATTATAGTAAAAGGTTAATTTTAAACTCATTTCAATTTAGAAAGTATTGTTATGTCTACCATCACCTCTCTTTTGATACCTATTTTTAAAGCAAAACACAATAAAGTTGTTTAACTATAGTCCTTGACTCTCTCTAAAGTTTATAATAAGGGACTGTTACCAGTAATATAATCCTTATATCTTTAGGTTTAGTCGGTTCATCATTAAACAACAATATTGACTAAATAATCGTTTTATTTAGTTATCAAATCTTTTATAGTATTGTACTATAATTACAGCAAATATAAAAAATATATCTATAGGCTGTAATTAGTTGTTTTATTTATTTAATTATTTATTTAAAAAAGAAGTAGCCCTTTTCAGAGCTACTTGTCATTTTATATGACTACAACTTTTATTCGTTTTCTTTTTCGTCAACAAAGATTTCATTAACTTTTTCTTTGTTTCCTTCGTTAGTTGTACTTCCACCAAACATACCCTTTGCATTCTTTGCAATAGATACTGGAATTGCTGTTAATTCAGTGATTCCAAGTACTTGATCACCTTGTTTGTTAGTTACATAACTAACTACAATGTTGACTGTTTCACCTGCTTGTGGAACAAATTTAGCTGTTGAGCCTGTCCAAATGCGATGTAACATCATCCTGTCAAGTGCTTTACCATAATCGTCACCAGCAAGATCTTCCTTTATTAGTTGTGCTAATGAAGGAGTAAATGCTTGTAGTGATACCATTTTACCTGTTAAGTCTTTCAAGTCATTAACTGACCTTACTTTTACCTGGTATTTACCTGGAGCAGAAATGAATATTCTACTTTCTACAATATTGGTTACACGTGCTAAATCATAGTTAGCACTCTTAGTTGCAAAATGTTTTTCTTGTGACATTTTATTGTTGCTTTAATTTATACTTACACTATGTGTTTCGGCTTGTCTCATCAGAGTATTGTTATAGTCTCAAGCTGACTTAAAAAATGTACATTGTTCAGCACAATGTACAAAGCTATAAGAAAATATAGTTCCTGGGAAACCCCTGCAATACCTGAGAAGGGAATTTATTGTACACAGCAGTTGTCTTGGCTACCCATTAAGTGAGTTGTTTCAAGTTACTCTCACATGGAACTATATTATAAGTAAATAACAGTTAGGTTTGCTAAACATAGGTCTACTATTGTTTTCAAGTAGTTAACTATAATCCATTACATTACTACTTCAGCCTGTAGCAATTTCGATAATTTTAATGCATGAATTCAAACTGTTATTATAAGAAAATGATTGATAATCTGACTCTATAAATAATATACCAGATTGTACAGATTACTAGAGTATCTATTAACTCGGATTACTTGTAGTATCAATCATTATAGTAAAATAAATCAGTAGTCATTGTAGCATATCTTTATTTGTATTATTTCTATTAATAGAATAATTATGGGTATTACAACCACGTTACTACATATATTTACAGATTGTTACTGATTTATTATAAGAAAATAAGTAGATTAGTAAGACATATTATTAGAACTAATACGCTGTTGGTCCCTTTGCATCAAGTCTCTTATGACTAATCTATTTATTATAAGAAAACAAACTTCTAATGTAGCGTGATTCAAGCGCGTAACTACATTTACAAACTCTTGAATTGAACAGTAAGTAATCCAATTAATTGGATAGAAGCTTGTTATTAGTTTATTATGTTACTAGTTCACAAGTATACTTTTCTGTTTGTTTTAGTAAATCATATAAAACAGTGTAAGCTATTGAGTTAGCTACTAAATAAGCAAGAAACTCAGAAGTATTATTTGTTTCATACAAAAGCTCTTTATTTAAAATATATTGGTATTTCATGATGTTATCTTAGTTAGTTTATCTTATAAGTTTCAGGTATCGCACCATCTCTCCAAGCACATTTAGCATCTGTTAAATCTATAGACGAATAAATGTCTTGTGTATCTTTTCTGTATCTGGTAGAAAAGTATTCTACTACTTTAGCTAACCATTCATCAAATGTCATAGGTATTGTTATTATAAATATTCTGCTATTAGTTCTTTACCTGAGTAGTCTTGTCTTGAACAAGCATCTTCTAATATAGCATTAGGACAATCTTTACATAGCTTCATTACCTTAGACATGTTTTTATTACATAGATCAGAGTAAAGTACATATAGATTTGTTCCTCTTAATGTTACTATTTGTTCCAACTTTATTGCAATTGGAATAGTATATTGCATATTTTCAGGTTTAAACAGTTCTATTAAGAACATCATTGCTCCAGGATTACCCAGAGCATATTTCATTATTATGGCTAATTCTTTCATAGTTATTTTATTTATGATTTTGGTATATTGTTAAAAGTTGATTAAGCTAATTGGAGAGATTGAAGTGTTTAATTTCTTAGGCAGCATAAACTCCTACTCTCCCAACATTTTCAGCTAATTGGTTCTGTGAAATAACAAGTAGAAGTTTAAATCTTTCTCAATTCGTCAAACAGTGCAATCATACCAACAATGGTAACTGTACCTCCAATCAATGTCAACAATACAGAGTAGGACATTACACCTATTGATAGTAGTGCTACTCCTATTAGTGTAAATAGTATCTTTTTCATATAAATGAATTTAAAGGTTATACCTTATATATTATACTACAAAATATTAAACGGTATTAAATCTAATATGTCCTACCACAAGCACCCTGTCTTTAAACTGGTATAACCTCTCTTAACGGTAGGATTCATATTAGATGTTTTAATGGGATGACATGTGCTAATCATATAGCTTGTCAACAAATGACGTCATCCCTGAACATAGCATGAAATTAGAAACTTGCAATAATACCTGAACCTGATGTCATACCCATATGTATAATACCAAGTACAATGGTTGTTGCTATACCAATAACAAATAAGGCTATTGGTATAATACTAATAATAGTTTTGATGCTGAAACGTTTCATATAATATAGATATTAGGATTAGTACCACAAAGCAGAATCGAACTGCTGACTAACCTTATTAGTTAGCTACAAGCCATGCTTTCACATTTACTTGTGGTATAGTATAAAAGGTATAGCACAGAGAAGAAGCTATGCTATACCAGTTTAGAATGTGGTGCTGATATGATCAGTATACTTAATACACAACCCTATTGTGCACATTCTTAGAATGACAGTTCTTTTGTTACTGTCGGAACCTTGCGCTAATTTCCCTCGCACAAGTTTGGTACCTAGATGCTCAATGGCTGATCGCTACTAGTTGCAATAGCAAATAACGGGGATACCGTTACTTGCTCAGACTTCGTAGGGGTACTTTAATGGAATAGTGTAAGTGTAACAGAATATGCATGTTTTTCAAAAATTTTACAAAAAAATTTTGTAGTTTTTTCAATAGTTAAACTACTAAACAGGTAGTACCCCTACTCAAAATATATTGAAGGTTCTACTCAAAGAATACTGTATCAGGAAATCAAATTTGACATGTAGTAGAAGTCAAAAATTCTCGGAAGCGGTTTATATGATTATAATATACGAAGTATATTATAATATAGGTATCCGAAGTAATGCTTGTAAGAATTCTTGAAGAAGGCTTGTTGTTTGTTTTGGTGTGACTGTTGTGTACTTTTGTTGTTGGTTTGTTTTACTGTGTTTGTGTCTTGATTGGCTTCGCCAAGAATGCTGCAAAGTTATAAGAAATATTTGACATTTAGGTTAAATTTTGAAATTATTTTTACACTAATTCTAGTATGGTTTATTTGTCGCAAATATATACTAAATATGTGACAAACATTTGATACAATTATTTATAATATAAGTAGTTACAATTATTTTTTCCTAAGGGGTATTGGGATATTTACTATAAATAAAAAGCCCTACATTTCTGTAAGGCTTTCATTGAATAACTCTAATCTAATTATGGAAAACATCTATTTTACCCTCTACAAGCCTGAGAAGAATTTTTTCTATATCTTCTATTGTTGGTTTCTTATAGTAGTCTAAATTAGTTTTAGTAGTAATTGGTTTCCAATGGTCTATTGTATTAGATCTAATCCAGGTTTTTAAAGTTTTAAATTGCTCTATTAATTTATGTTTAGCCATTTCATTAATGTTTTTAATTCCGATTTGTTTTTAATAGTTAAAAATCCTATCTCATGTACTCCAGAGTTTATACATTTATCTAAATATATTTTACCATTTTTATAGTTTTGTAATGAGTACTGAATAAATCTATTTTTATCATCATATCCAGGTTCTATGTAAAATAGGTCATACTCTAGTTCACTTGTATTAGCATCGTATTTCCATCCACACCCTTCTATGTCTTCTCTATCTAAATACTTAACTCTGATTCCTCCTTTTATACCATACTCCATAAATAATTTTACATCATCTTCTTTCAGTGTAACAGTGTCCCATCTATCATAATTTAGTTCTGGTATTCCTGCTTCATCTCTAGAAAAGTTATGGTATTGTAGTTCAAAGCCTACTTTTATTTCTTCTATTGTTGGTATGTAATATTTATTGTTTTCCATCTTTTTTAATTCTTTTTCTATGTCTAATTCTGTTTTATTTAAGAACCATTTATTTGGTTCTCCTATATATGTGTTTTCCATTACCAAGTTGTATAAGGTGTAACAATAGGGGGTAAATACATATCGTATACTATAGGTACATTAGGATTAATTATGTGTATTTCAGGTTCTGTATCTAATCTATCAAATAAGTTATCAATTAGTTGTTTAGTAATAAAATCTAAATAGACTTTATCCATGTATTCTTTATTGTTATTTTCCATATTTTATATTATTAGGTAGTATTTTCCATTCAAACATTTTAGGTTCTAGTTCTTGTACATGTATTTCAGTTACAATAGGACTGTTTTCTATTAACCTTATACATTCATCCATTTCTTCTTTGTTATATAAAAAGTTATTGTTTTCCATAGTTTTCTTTTATAAATTGATTAACTAGTTCTTCCATAGTACCTATAGGTTCTCCATCATATGCATCAAGTACTATTCTATAATAGCAACCAAACTCTACTAATAATTGATGACATAGTATTGCACAGTCTTTTGAGTCATTGCTAACTTTATTGAACTTGTTTATTAGTGTTTCCATAGTTTTATTTAAGTTCTGTTGTATACAATTTCCAAGAGTATGTTTTATTTTCTTCTTCTGTACTGGGTGTTGTTAAAGGAGTCAATGCTTCATTTAATCTGTTTACATAAAGCATAGTTAGTTTCATATCTAATTTCATGTAACTATATAGAAGTCTTGCTAACCTTTTATATCTCTTAGGCAATTTTGTTTTCTTTCCCATAAATTTATTATTAGTTATTCTTCACAAATATAATACTTTCAGAGTATCATACAAAGTTTATTATAAATTATATTTTGTTTATATATGTTTTATTTTTACATTTGTCATATAAAATTAGAGTTGGCAAATTATGATTACAAGAAGTATAAAACTGGAGTCTTCTTCTCCAGAGAATAGAATCAAAAAATTTCTACTTACTATATATAGTTTTCATAAACTTACAGATAAGGAAATGGAAATACTTACACAATTGATATATCACTATCAATTGATAGAACAGAAATATAGTACAGTTAAAGATCCAGAGTTATTTAATAAGCTATTATTTGATACACAAGTAACTAAACAGATTAAAGAGAAGTTACATGTGAGTGATCCTGTATTTCAAAATTATATGACAACTTTTAGGAAGAAAGGTGTTATAGTAGGTAGGAGTATTAATCCTAGATTTTTATTTCCTAAAGAACCATTTAATTTAACATTTATATTTCCTTAAATGGAACAGTTGATTAAAGAAACTGCAAGTAGATTAGGATTGTCTGTAGAACTTGTAGATAAAATAATTAGAACCTATACGGAGTATGTTAGAATGCGATTGACTAAGATAAGATATTCTAGTTTAGATTCTTTTGAAAAAGTAAGAACCAATTTTTCGTTACCTGGTTTTGGTAAATTAGTAGTTAAGCAAAATAAAAAACAAATATAGATTATGGAAAAAGAAAGTAAAAGTATTGAAGTGGAGTGTTTTATAGATAGAATTATAACTACCTGTAATGTAATGAAGATTACACCTAGTGGTATAATTATTACTGACAAGGATAAAGGTATTCCAAAAACAAGACAAACTGTTTTAGCAGTAGGACCTAATGCAAGTGTCAAAGTAGGTGATGAAGTTGAGATAGATTTTGATAAATTCCCTAGAAGACCTGTAGATCCTAATAAGAGTAAATATACTAAAAATGGTATAGGACCAGATAATTATGAGATTTTCTTACCTATTGAAACAATAGATGGTGTAGATTATTTATTCATATGTATGTCACACATTAAATGGAAATATATTAAAACAAAATAATTATGGCAAAAGTATTTTATACAAGGAAAGATTTAGTTTCATTTGGAAATTATGTAATCCAGTTGGAAAAACAAAAGGAACTACAGCATATACATATAGGTATAACACATGCAAATGTAGAGAATTGGTTAGAAGAAAGTAAAGTAGTCACTAAGGCTATAGCAGATGAAGAATAAAGAAGAAAAACTGTTAGAGGGAATTATACCTAAAGAGTTTACTCTGTTTGCATCTAAATATAATATAGAGTTAGACGATAAACCAACAAGTGAACAAGAAGCTTTAGGTTTATTTGGCGATAATGATAAGAAGATAGTTTTAGCTATATCGAGGTATCATACTTTTTTACCCGTAGATACAGTAGTAGAAACCTATTATCATGAATTAGCACATTGTTTATGCAAGCAAACAGGTAACAAGATTTGGAAAGATGAGGTATTTGTAGACCTATTAGGTAAACTTTTTATGCAATATTTAAGTACAGTAAAATTTTAATATGAAAACAGTAGTAGTATATCATAGTATTGATTTGGATGGGCAAATGAGTGCAGCCATAGTTAAACACTGGTTTGTATTAGAAAGAAATGATGGTAAACCCTACACTTTCGATAGTAAGACACTAGGAGATACAGATAAAGGTGTAGAAGTATTAGACTTTATAGGTTACAATTATGGTCAGCCAATCCCAGATTTATCTGATTATGATAAAGTAATAATGTGTGATATTAGTTTTCCTAGAGAATTTATGATTGAGATGTTGGAAAAATGGAGTATGAATATTACATATATAGATCATCATATATCCGCAATGGAAGAATTATCTGGAGTACAGATAAAATCTTATTGTGATGTAAAATTCGCTGCGTGTGAACTAACTTGGAAGTATTTCTTTCCTAATGAGACAATGCCAGAAATAATTAGATTACTTGGAATGTATGATTCGTTTAGGCATAAAGGGACAGAAGAAGAACAGAAGGTATTAGAGTTTCAATATGGTGCAAGACAAGCAATCAGTAGCTATGAAGAAGCTTATAAATGTCTATACTACAACATTAGTGAAAGTGCTGGAATACATTTGAATTACTCTTTAGTAAATATACAACGAAGTGGCAAATATATCTATCAATATCTTTGTACAGAAGCTAAACAAGTTTATAAAAACGGATTTGTGGTAGTCTTTGATGAAGAGCATTGGTTTGATTCTGAAACTTTCTTAGGTAAAATGACTGATGGATATAGAGAAAGAAAATTTATCTGTATCAATAAAGAAAGATTTAATCCTATTAACTTTGGGATAGATTATCATAAAGATGGATACGATGGAGCAGCATGTTTTCATTATGATGGTATAGCTAAATTATATAGGTTTAGTTTATACAACGATAATGGATTAATAGATTGTTCTGTAATAGCAAAACAATTTGGAGGGGGTGGTCACAAAGGAGCTGCTGGATTTGTAGTAGATGACTTAACTGTAATATTAAAATGACAAGTAGAATAAAGAGAAAACTTAGAAAAAATTGTATTTTAGTTGTAGATATCAATTGTATACCTACAACTTGGAGTGCAGACCAGTGGGTAAATCTGGCTGTGAATTGTGGTCTTGCGGTTTATGACAGCAGAAAATTAACTTCCACAGCTCCTTTTCCTATACGTACAATACCTTCTAGTAGTATAAAAGGGTATAAGTTAGTTAATATAGCAAAAGATGGGCTGAGTAAAAAACTAAAAGAATATAATGAACGAATTGTTTCAGTTTAACGAAGATTTTGAGATAGAAGTCAGTCCTCTTGTAGCTACTTTAAAACCTTTTCAAGCAGTACTTGATAAGTATAAAAATAGACAAGATGGTATAATAGAACTATCTTTTATCACTTTTTTACTTAATCCTAAATCTGACTTTGCTGACATTAGAGAAGAAGATAAAAGAAAAGAAGAGATTTTAAAATCTATGGTTGGTGGTGAGAAGATAAAGTATGATAAAGTAACTGAAAAAGCAATAGAATTTTACAAAGAAAGAAGTCACACTACAACTACTAAATTTTTAGATTCTACTTTAACCGCTTTGGATGAATTAAGTAACTATTTTAAGTCTGTAAATTTCATTGAGGTGGATAAGAACAGTAACCTCAAATATGATCCTAAAAAATTGGTAGATGTTATAGCTGCTTCTCCTAAGCTTATGAGTTCTGTCAGAGAGTTAAGAGAACAGGTTAAGAAAGAGCAAGAAATAGAAGAAGGTGTTAGGGGTAGTGGACAAAAAGGTATATATGAAGATGAATAATAAATAGTAAAGTATGAAAATAGTAGTATTTGGTTTTGTAGTATTATGCATTGCATTAGCAGGTTGGTACTATAGAAAAATGACAAAAGAAGAAACAAATAGGAAAAATGCCCAACATAAGGTATAGGTATCCTGAGAGTATTGAAGAATTTACTAGAGGTACAGTGTATCAGGTAAAGAATGTAATAACAGAGGAATGGTCTTTAGATAAGACCATTTCTAAGTTATGCTGTTCTGCAAGAGAGACATTAGAATTACAGTTTGAAAGAAAAGGACTAAGAATAGTAGAGTATGATAACCCCGATTGACCAAGTATTTGAAGCAACTACAGAGGGATATTCTGATCTAATGGAAATGGTAGAGAATATTCCTCTTCTTTCTTGGATGATAAGTAAAGATAGACCAAGGGTAAAGGATATGCCTAAAGACAATGAAGGTAAAGTTATAGTCAATGTAGCGCAACCACACATTCTTGAGAATATGTCTTACTTTACTAAGGCTGCACAAGTATTTACTGAAACAGGTAAGTATTGTCCTTACTACCCATCTAAAAGTAAAGATTCTCCTTATAGAAAATTCTGGGATGAGGAAATTAGAAGATGTAAAGAAGGATATGTTAGAGAAGATGGAGAATGGATAACTGGTTATTACTATTACTATCTAAATTATTGTCCAATATGGAAAACAGTAGTAGTGGGTGAAAGGACTTCTACAGGATTGGTACAATCTGAGCGTATAGAGGGATTTCCGGATATATGGGATGGAGATTATATGTTTTTTCACTACTGTGATCAAGCAGAAAAAAGAGGAGAATACGGTACAGTACTAAAAGCTAGGGGTAAAGGATATTCATTTAAAGGTGGGGATATGCTACAACGTAACTACTACTTTTATCCTGGTAGTAAATCATATGCTATGGCTGCTGATTCAGAGTATTTAGATACTGATGGTATATTAAATAAAGCTGATGATAATTTTGCTTTTGTAAATGAGCATTGTGGTTTTGGTAAAAAACTGGCCTTGAAAGACACTTTGATGCATAGAAAAGCAGGTTATAAAAAACCTGGAGATGTTACAGAATATGGAACTAAGTCAGAACGAATAGGTGTTACACTAAAGAATAAACCAGATAAGGCTAGAGGTAAAAGAGGTAGATTAATAATATGGGAAGAATCGGGTTCTTTTCCACATTTATTAAAATCATGGGAATTAGCCGATAGTTCTTTGTCAGAAGGTAATAGAGTATTTGGGTTTATGCTATGTTTTGGTACTGGAGGTGAAGAAGGAGCAAGTTTTATAGGGTTATCTCAACTGTTCTATAGTCCCAAAGCACATAAAATATATGGTATTAAAAATGTATTTGACAAAAATTCCTCTAAGAGTAGTTGTGCTTTGTTTATACCTGATTATCTTAATAGATCAGACTGTTATGATGAGGATGGAAATTCAGATGTAACAAAAGCATTAGGAGAAATTATAGAGCGTAGATTAGAGATAAAGTATAGTTCAGACAACCCAAGTCATCTAACACAACATAAAGCTGAACATCCTATTACTCCTCAAGAAGCTATGATGAGAACTCAAGGAAGTGAGTTTCCTGTACAAGAACTACAAACACATTTATCAAGTATATTACCTACCAAAGAGACTTTCTTAAAAGAACACTATGTCATAGATATATTTTGGACTGGTAGAGATAGTGTAGACTGGAAACCTATATTTGATAGACAGCCGATTAGGGATTTTCCTTATAGAGGTAGAGAGATCATAGGTGCTATAGAGGTATTTGAGTTACCACAGAAAACAAAAGGTAGTGGACAAGTACCTTGGGGTAGATATATAATCGGAGTCGATACAATTGATGACGATACACTAAAAACTATAGGTATATCCTTATTTAATGCTTGGGTATTTGATTTGTGGAGTGATGTATTTGTTGCAGAATGGACAGGTAGATATCCCAAAGCTTCAGACTGTTATGATATGGCATTGAAAATGGCACTCATGTACAATGCAGAGATACTATACGAAAATAAGTTAAAGGGTATGTTTGAATATTTTAATAGGAAGAACAAGTTGAAATATCTTATGCAAACTCCTACTATTTTAAAAGATATGGAATATATCAAGGAGAGCAATATGATAGGAAATAAAACTTATGGTAGTCCTGCTACAGTTCAGATAAATGCTTGGGCAAGAAGGCAACAGGCTGAATGGATGTTGACACCTATACAAAGTAGAGAAGTAGAAGACGTAGATAAAGACGGATTACCAATTAAAAAACAAACATTAGGTTACCAAACTTTAAGATCTCTAGGGTACATTAGAGAATGTATACAGTGGAATATAGATGGAAACTTTGATAGAGTATCAGGTGCTAATATGGTATTTATAGCAAGAGCAGATAAATATAAAATGGTAC